TGCGGCGTCGATGCCCACGAGGAGGCGCGGGCTCGTCGCGCTGTGGCTGTCGATGTACGCCCGCCGCATCGAGGACGACCGCGCCTCCGGGCAGTGGCGGCGCCGGGCGGATGCGCTGCTCGGGGACGGGCCGGTGAGCGAGGACGAGGCCGCATGGGTCGACGGCGTGATGGCGCCTCGGGCGAAGTACGAGGCCGGGATGGGCGCGTGGAAAGAGGGCTTCGCCGCCGTGATGGGCCGCCCGCCGAGCATGGAGGGCGACGAATGAAAACACTCACACTGTTTGCAGGCGCGGGCGGCGCGGACTGCGGCATGAGGGACGCGGGCATCGAGCACGTCCGGTGCATCGAGCACGACGAGAGCGCAGCAGCAACGCTCAAGGCCGCCGGGTTCCCCGCTGTCGTCGGCGACGTGCGGGACCTGGCGCTCTACGCGGACCTCCCGCCCATCGACCTGATGTGGGCCTCACCTCCCTGCCAGGACTGGAGTTCGGCGGGGCGGCGCGAAGGCTCGACCGGCGAGCGGAACGGCTGGCCTTGGACCTGGGACGCCATCGACCACCTTCGGCGCAGGGGCCTCGGCCCGGAGTGGCTCATCGCGGAGAACGTGCCCGGCATGCTGACGCACTCGGGCGAGCACTGCGGCTCTGGCTGCTGTGCAGACCCGGACCGCTGCCCGCGCACCTACTTCCTCGAGGTCATCATGCGAGGGGTGCGCGAGCGGTTCGCGTGGGCCGAGTGGCGCGTGCTGGACGCTGCGTCGTTCGGCGTGCCGCAATTCCGCAAGCGGGTGTTCATCGTGGCGGGGCCTCGGCCTATCTGCTGGCCCCAGCCGACGCACGGCGAGCCGACGACGCAGACGGGGCTGTTTGGGCCGGGGCTGCTGCCGTGGGTGACCGTGCGGGCGGCATTGGGGCTGGATGGGGCGCTCGACATGGAGCGCGGGGCAGGCATGGCCGAGCGGCACGGCAAGCGGCGATATCACCCGACCACGGAGCCCGCCCCCACTGTGCGGGCGAGAGAAGGCGGCGGTGGGGCCACTCGCTTCATTGGGGCGCGAGTCCTCGGCGGCGGGCGCAACCCGTCCACGGTCAACGGCACTGCCGCCATGTACGTCCGCACCGTGGCAACCGGCGCAGTTGCCACGCCCGACACAGAGCCAGCGCCGACGGTGCCGACGGTGGGGAACCAGTACCTGCACGCGGAGGACCCTGGGGTGCGGCGTTCTGGCGGCAGCCAGCCAGAGCGAGCAGACAGGCCGAGCCCGACGGTCACGACGACAGAGGTCAAGGGGTCGGGCGAGGGTGGCAAGCCGCACAAGTTGCAGCGGGCCTCAGACACGCTGTTCCTGGCGACAGGCCGACGACGCCTCACCGTGGCCGAGTGCGCCAGGTTGCAGGACTTCCCGAGCGACTACCCGTGGCAGGGGACGAAGACGAGCCAGTACCGACAGGTCGGCAACGCGGTCCCGAGGCGAGTGGCCGAGGTGCTGACGCGAGCCGTCATGGCCGCGCGATGAACGCCCGCACCGCCGCCATCGCCAGAGCCGAGCGCCTCGTCCTCCAGGCCGAGCGCCGCGCCCGACTGGTGCAGGAGTGCCGGCACACCGCGCGGACCGTGCGGCGCCTCTCGCGGGCGCTGGGGGTGTGCGAGCGCACGGTACGCCGGGACATCGAGGCGCTGGGCCCGGTGCTTGAGCGCCGGGGTGGGCGGTATCGGGCCGTAGACACGACACTCAACGACGCGCGGTACTTCGCCGCGTGCGATGCCGCGTTAGGCGGCGGGGAGACGAGATGAACTGGACTCGCGTACAAGACCAACTGCCAGACGACGACACCACCGTGCTGGCGGTCGCCGAGGGCGACTCTGAGCCTGTCTGGCTTGCTTACGTCGTCACGGTCGACGGCACGGACGGCGAGCTGCTGGTCGAGTGGCGCACCGTCGAGGGCGCACTCGCCACACCGGACGGGTCCTCGGGCTGGGGCCCGGTGACGCACTGGATGCACCTCCCTGAGCCCCCGCCCCAGGTGTCGCCGTGAACGGCCTCGAGCTGCTCTGCCGGCTGGCCGACGCTCGCAAGGGCGGCGAGGTCATGCGCCTGGTCCTCGACTGGCAGGGCGTCGGCTGCCCAGGGGTGCCGCTTCAGCAGGAGTCCGCCGTCGATGATGGGCTCTGGCTCTGCCTCTGCGACGGCGACGAGAACACCTGCACGGGCGCGCTTGAGCGGTGCGAGGAGTGTGGCGCGTCCCGGCCTGACGGGGTGCTGCTGCCCCGCCGCCTCGTCGACCCGCTCCCCGGCTACGGGTACGGCATGGGGCGCCCGCCTGAGCGGATGACGGACGACGAGCAGGCCGCGGTGATGCGGCGGCTGCGGAAGGCGGGGGAGTGACACTCACGGCACACCACGGCGACGGCATCGCTATCTACCCGAGGCTCCCGGCCGACGCCTTCACCCTCATCGTCAGCGACGGTGCCTACGGCATCGGCGGATTCCCTGGCGACCCGAAGTCAGCCAAGGCGCTGCCGGACTGGTACGCGCCGCACCTTGAGGCGTGGGATAGGCTCGCGGCCCCGTCGTCGTCGCTGTACTTCTGGTGCACGCCAGAGGGCTGCGCGCGGATGCTGCCGCATGTGGAGGCGGGCGGATGGCGACTTGGGGCCCAACTACGCTGGGACAAGGGGCCCGCGCTTCTGACCGCCTACCATGCAGTGCCGGAGACGTTTCGGATCTGGCGATCGGTGTCTGAGGACTGCTACGTCTTCACTCGCGAGGACTGGGACCCGGCCGGTTGCTCGGAGAGGCTTCGCGCCGAAGGCTGCCACCCGACCGACCTAGACAGAGTACTCGGCGTCTCCTGCGTCGCGTCGCGGATGTATCTGGGGTCAGACAGGCAGGCATACCCCCCGACAGACGCCGATCTAAAAGTGCTCCGTCTGGCGTTCCCGACTGTTCCCGACTTTGAGCCGCCGACAGTGCGCTACCCGTTCACCCTCCCTCAAGGCGTGACCGACGTCTGGAGCGCGCCGCCGGTCGTTCGTCCCGGGCGCCACGGATGCGCGAAGCGGGACGAGCACATCGAGCGGATCGTCAAGGCGAGCAGCAGGCCGGGGGATCGAGTGCTGGAGCCGTTCGGCGGCGGCGCTCCGGTGCTTCGGGCGTGCCGGAAGTTGGGGCGAGCCTGCGACAGTATCGAGCGCGATGAGCGGTGGCACAGGGCCGCGCTGGCATCGCTGGGGGACGTGGCCGCGTTGCCGGACCCGAAGGCGCTCAAGGGGCAGGGGTCGTTGTGGGGCCAGCGATGACCCCGCCAACCGACGCGGCCCGCCTGGCACGCGCAGGGCTGACGCTGGACGGCGCCGACCTGCGGGACGAGTCCGGCGCCGTCGTCGGGCGGGTGTCGGGGGAGTCTGCCGCGCTGCGGGGGCGCGCGTTCCTGCCGCTGTGCGGGGTGCCTGGGCTGGAGCGGGCCTGCGCGGCGCCGAAGACGTGGGTCGAGACGAAGAGCCAGCACACATGGGACCTGAGATGATGGAGGCGCGGTGTAGGCTAGCGCCGAAGGGAGCGGACATGCGACACGACCTGAAGCGGCCATGCGAAGACACGCCGAGCACGGGCGGGGGTGCGTGATGGCGACTGCGTGGATTCTGGAGGGACACACCCGCGGCTGCTGCAACTGCCAGCCGCACGCTCACGGCCTAGTGGGCTGCTTCTCCGACGAAGCCGCCGCGACAGAGGAGGGCGAGAAGATCGTCGCGCTCTTCGCCGAGCGTGAGGGTATGTGGCTGGACGTGCCGCACGGGTCGGAGGCAGAAAAGGCGAACGAGCGCGAGGTCGATGAGTGGCTGACGGCGCAGGGCTATGAGTACGTGTACGAGCGCTTCCGGGTGATTGAAGTGCCGGTGATGGCGCCTGATCACCCACGCGGTAACGGATTCCAAGACCATGGCTAAAGCAGCACAGATCGTGGAGCGGCAGCGGGCCGTAGCAAGGGCGATGGCGAAGCCTGGCGGCGTCTCGTTCCACAACGTCGATGCACTGGCGAAAGAGCACGGGGTGAGCCCGAAGACCATCTGGGCAGACCAGAAGGCCATCCGCGCGCAGTGGGCGACCGAGGAGGACATCCCGACGCCAGTGCGGCTCAGGGAGTGGCGTGCCGAGGTCGACACGGCCATCGCGGAGGCTCGGGCAGACGGCGCACACTCGTCAGTGCTCTCGGGCCTTGCGCTCCGGGCGAAGGTGACAGGGCTCGAGGCGCCGGCCAAGTCCGAGGTCAAGCACACGGGCGGCGTCAGCTTCTCCGGCCTGAGCGACGAGCAGGCCGCCGCCCTGGCCGAGGCGCTGGGGGACGTGGAGTGATGGCGGATCCGGGCGTAAGTCCGGCAGCCTGTGCGCGAGCACTAGCGTTCTCCAAGCCGGCGCGAACGCACCGGCAAGGGTACAGGCACGGCGACGAAGGCGAACCTATCCGATCGGACAGGGGCAATGCCTGACCTAGCGAGCGCCGCCGCCCTGGGCGTCAAGGGCGACCGGAACGCGCTCCGAGAGAAGTTGCGCCAGCGCGACCCGCACCTCGCCTTCATGCGCCGCGCGCCCGGCCTCGGCATGTGGGGCGCCGCCGACTGGCAGCGGGCCGTGCTCAACGACCCGGCCAACCGGATATTGGTCCGGGGCGGGAACAAGGTCGGCAAGTCGCTGCTTCTCGCCGAGGAGTGCGCGCTGTTCCTCGACGCCAAGCACCCGACGCGTCACAGGCCCGCCGATCGGCCAGCTCGGATCCTGTACGTCGTCGCCGACCTCAAAAACGCCTATGCATCGGACGTCTGCCGCACGCTGGCCGAGGTGATGCCCCCGGCGAAGCTGCACGAGCGCACGCGATACGACGAGATCCGCGGCTACAGCGTCAGCGGCTCCCGGTCCCTGCTCTGGCACGACGGGTCGGAGATAATGTTCCGATCGGGCACACAGGACGGGCAGGCCATCGCGGGGATCTGGGCAGACCTCGTGGTCATCAACGAGCCGCCCATCCGAGCGCGGTGGGGCGAGATCATGCGGGCGGCAGCCCTGACGCGGGCTCCGGTCGTGGTCGGCTTTACCCCGATGGACAGCCACGGATCCCGCGACCTGCTCTGGCTCCGCGACATCGTGGAGGGCGTGCCCGGCGGTGATACGCCGATGGGTGCGGACGGCCAGCCGCTCTGGTCACAGCACGTCGTGCGGCTCGCGCCCGAGAACGTGCCCCATCGTCGGCGCTCCGAGGTCGAGGACCAGATCGCCAACATGACTCCCTGGGAGGTCGCGCAGAGGCGGGATGCAGAGTGGGAAGGCCCAGCGCCTGAGCGCACCCTGAGCGCCTTCGGGCCCGGCAACACGTTCGAGGCTAGGCCCGGCGATTGGGACGCGCTGCCGGGCGCCGCCTCGGCCTCGTCGCTGCGGTTCGGTATCAGCGCGGACCACGGCGAGCGCGCCAACAAAGAGGTCATCGTCCTGTACGCCTGGGTCGGCACGCATGCGGACGTGCGGGTGTGGGTCCTCGACTGCTACCTCTCGCCGGGTCAGACGTCGGTGGCCCAGGATGCAGAGGCCGTGGTGCAGATGCTGGCCCGCTGGGGCCTGACGCTCGACAGCATCGACGAGGCGAAGGGCGACACGAACAGCAGCGGCAAGGGCGACGTCACCTCGAGGACGGTCAACGACGCATTCACGGCCGCGTTCGGCGCCCTGGGCTCGAGGCTCCGCATGGTCGCAGCGGACAAGGGCGCGGGCTCGGTGGGCCTGGGCGTGCGCGTGATGAACGACGCCTTCGCGCGGTCGGCGCTGTGGCTCTGCCGGGGTGCCTCCGAGCTGGTGCGCGCGTGTCAGCGCTGGGACGGCGGGAACGCCAGCCCGCACAAAGACAAGGTCGATGCGATCCGGTACGGCCCGGCGAGCAAGATCCGCCCCGTCGTCGCATCCGCACGCACACGTACCACGCCGAGGATGCCCCCGGCGGACACGGCCTGGTTTGTCGGCGACATGTGGGAGGGCGAGTCGGACGGGTTCTAGTTTCCGCGGGGTGTGTTTTCCCCTTGCGCGGATAAACGCCCCGTGTCATTATCTCCTCACTGGAGGACACGATGAGCAGCAGCACCGCGACCTGGGCCAAGTACGACGTCAACGAGTGGGCCGCAGAGGTCGCCGGCCAAGACGTCGCCCTGACGCGCGAGCGCCCGAGCCGATACGCCGCCGGCGCCCGCCGCGGGATGGTTGAAGACCACGGCGCCGCCTGGGAGTACAGCGTCAGCATCGACTTCGGCAACCCCATCGACATCGCCGCCGACAGCCTCCGCGCAGCCAAGCAGCAGGCCGAAGCGCTCGCCAACTAGACGACACCAAGGAGCACGACATGACCATCACGCTCGACACCTACGCCGACCTCGCCGAACTCGACACCGACGCAGAGGCGATCCGCCACGCCGACGCGCAGGGGTTCCGCCTGTCCACCTACGCCGACCCGACCTGTGACGGTGTGAGCGGCTGTACGGTAGACCACGCCCTTCTCGTCGCGTCCGAGGACCCGTCCCTGGTCTACATCGACGGCGACCTGTGCCGCGCCTGCGACTGCCACGGGATCCAGAGCCCTGCTGCTGCCGGCGCCCTGTGCGCGTCGTGCTCGGCTGTCGCCGAGTCGGAGGAGTGCTCGCAGTGCGGCCAGCACTACACTGACGCGGAGTGGGCCGCCGCCGACCACGTCTGCCCCCTGTGCGCGCCGCACCCGGACGTCGCAGCGGATCTCGTCGCGCGGGTCCGAGCAGACATCGCCAGCGGCGTCCGGTGTGACCTCGCGCCGGGATACGGCAGCCGATACGCAGACGACGACGCAGCCATGGCCGCGGCCTGCTTGGAGCGTGGCCGATGACCGACAAGCGCAAGCCCGGCCGCCCGCGCCTCGAGGACAAGCGCAAGCCGCGAGGCGGGTTCAGCGATGCGGAGTGGGCGCGCGTCAAGGCGCAGGCGAAGGCCGATGGGCTGACCGCTGCTGCTTGGGTCCGCGCGAGGTGCGGGGCCTGACGCCTAACACGTTGCGCCATACCACACTCGGCGCGTACCGTGGCGGCATGTCGAACCTGTCCTGGTCCCTGTCCGTGCCTGCGTCCACCGTCGAGGCCGCGAGGCGCTCGGGCAAGCCGCAGAGCGTCATCGCATCCGAGGCCGCTGCGTTCGTTGAGGCGATGCCCGGCGGCGTGCCCAAGCGCGACTACACACCGCCGACCGCGTATGTCTCCGGCGGCGAGGTCCAGACAGAGCCGAACCCGCGGCTCGACCAGTCGGCCTGGTTCGGGAGCTATGGCGACCTCGGCGCGCTCGACGTGATGATGCGCGAGTGGAGCATCCTCCAGGCCGGCCGGCTCGCCTGGACCCTGACCACGCTCAGCCGCCCGTGGATGATCGACCCGGCGAAGGGCGGCGACAAGAACGCGCTGACCCACGCCGAGTTCTTGCGGGTCGCCATCGAGAGCCACTACAGCGGCGGCGGCGGCGGGATGCTGGGCCTGCTGTCGCAGTTCGCACCGTTGCCGATCCGCGGCTTCATCCTCGGCCAGCCCTACTATCCGGTGGACCCGTCCCTGACCGTGCGCGACGAGGACGGGAGGGTGGTGCTCGAGGGCGCGCACGTCCTTCAGATCGCCCCTATCCCGAGCCAGAACGTCTACGGATGGATCCCGCACACCGCCCGCGACGGATCGCAGCGCTGGGGCGTCGAGGTGTACGACGTCGGGAGCGATGAGCCGGGCGCGAGGCCCGAGAACGTAAAGCTTCGCCCGGAGCAGCTCGTACATGCTCGCTTCATGCCGAACGGTGACGATCCGGCGCCCTATGGCCTGCTGCGGCCCGCCTGGATCTTGTGGCAACAGTGGCGCACGTTGAGCAAGCTCCAGGTCAACGGCTGGCAAAAGGCCGCGTTCGGCGTGCCCGAGATCGTCATCGGCCCGGAGGCGAACCCGGCCGAGCTGGCGGCCGTGAACAGCATCGTCAGCAACCTGCGCGTCGGTGCGTCGGTGCGGTTCTCGCTGCCGCCCGGCTACTCGCTGCGGTGGCACGAGGTGCCGTTCCGGGCCGGCGACATCGACGCCACCAAGCAACAGCTGAAGATGGACGCGCTCGCGGGCATGTTCGCGCAGCACGTCGCGACCGGCTCTGCGAACGGCACCCAGGCGCTGCACGGCAGCCAAAAGGCCGAGTTCCACCAGTTGGCCGAGGTCGTGGCGCGGCAGATCGTGCAGACCCTGAGCAGCGGGCCGGTCGCCACGGCGCCGCTCAAGCGCCTGCTGTCGCTGAACTTCGACGGCATCGACCAATATCCAACGCTGGCCTTCGGGCCGATGCCCGTCGCCGACCCGTCCGAGCTGGTCAAGGCCATCACCGACGCCTCGGCCGGCGGCGCGCTGACGCTGGACGGCGGGATCGAGGACCGGGTTCGCGCTGCTCTGTCGCTGGCCGAGATGCCGCAGGAGACCCGCGAGCAGTGGCGGGCGAGGCTGGAGAACGAGGCGCCGCCAGAGGTCAACAGCCCCGACGACGACGACGAACCGACGCCTCCGAGCGGTGGGGGCGGCGCCCCGGTCGTGGACGAGGGCGGCGAGGGTGCGGACGACGCCGAGGACGAGGGCGAGGTGACCCCTGTGGCTGCGTCCGAGCTGGGGCCAGAGCGGACGCGGGCGGATCGCATGCTCGCCGGTCCTCGCGGCCGTGCGGTGCGTCCGCTCGAGGAGGCCGTGCGCCTGTCCGAGACCCGCGGCGCGACGAACGCCGGCAAGGACGAACTCGCGCGGGTCCTGACACGCTGGCGGGAGGACATCGCGCAGGAATACGCCGAGGTCATCGACGCCGAGGCCGTCGACCTGGGGGACGTGGCTACCATCCCGGTCCCTGGTCAGGCCGAGCTGGTCGAGAGTATCCGCCCGGCGCTGCGGCGGGTGTACCGGGCGGGCGGGCTGTCCGTCGTCGCAGAGCTGGAGCGGATCGAGGCAGATCCCGCGCTCGCGCGTCGGATCGCTGACGGGACCGCCGAGGTCGGCGTCGACATCGCGCCGCCTGCTCGCATGTGCGACCACGGCTCGCTGTTGGGGCTGATGGCATCCGCGCCCGGCGCCTATGCAGCGCCCAAGGGCAAGCGCAGGGTCAAGGCCCCCGCTCCGAGCCCGGACGCACAGCAGGGCCTGTTTGACGCCATCGAGCCCGAGGAGGCTATCGACGCCATAGCCAGAACGACGGCCGCGACGATGGCGGGCCGGCTCCGCGCGTCGGCCGCCGCCACGGTCCAGGCTCAAGGCGTGGGCGGCATGCTGCCCGCGGGCCTCGTCGGGCTCGTCACTCAGGGGATCTTAGACCTGTCTCCCGGCGTCGAGCGCAACCAGGCGCAGGGCGACGTCAACACCACGTTCGGGCTCGCACGAGCCCAGCAGCAGCAGGCCGAGGGCGTGGCCCGCTTCATGTTCTCGAACCTGATGGAGTCGGAGACGTGCGCCCAATGCGAGGCTGTAGACGGCGCCGTCTTCGGTGCGTCCGAGCTGCCGACGTACTCGACGCCCTATAGGGACTGTGAGGGCGGGGACCGATGTAACTGCCTCGTGCTGGCGCTGCCGCCGGGGCAGTTGGACGGGATGAACGTGAACCCGCTGCCCCCGACGACCCGCTGATGGGCCGACCGAAGCGCCTCGACTTGCCCAAGGGCATCGGCAAGGACCCGGACCACGTCGTCGCGCTGCGGGAGGGTGTGAGCCGGCAGGCGATCCAGCACCTCAGAAACGCGAACGCCATCCCGCCAGCCGATCCGAAGTGGCGGGCGCGCTGGCTCCGCGAGAGGGACGTGCGCCCGGATGACCTCGGGCTGGCCGAGTGGGGCGACGGCTTCTAGTCGTTCTGATTGATCGCCCGGCACGTCAGGACCAACCACTCATCGGCAGCGCGAAGGGATCGCCAGCGGTATCGGGCTTGCCGACCTGTTGAGATGTTGACCCATGGGCGGTCCACTCCGTCAGGCGTTCGGAGCATGAGAACCCGCATCTGGTCCGTGCTCACGTTCAGGTGTTTCGCCACAACGGGCGCTCGTAGCCAGCCGGAGACCTCTGTCATGTCCACTCCAGGCGTTCGCCGCCGCACCACGCGGTAGCACGCCCAAACTAGCGTATCCGCCGATCCCGCGCCTGTTTTCTTGCGATGACAGCGAGCCGAGCCCGGGCGCACGCTTTTCGCGTGACCTCCCCGATCGCCATCATCACGGCCCCCCACGCGCTCGCGGCCGATGCTGCCGACGACGGCCCGCGCTGGGTCGAGATGCTGCGGTCCGGCGTCCACAAGTCGCGGTTCGTCGGCGGCGCCAGCCTGAGCGGGCACGACGTGGCCGAGTTCACGAGGGCCGACCTCGAGAGCGCCGCCCGCGGGTTCGCGCTCATCAAGGCCGAGGGCTACCTGCTCGACGGTCGGGCCCCGGTCGGCTACGACCACGCCGAGTTCGGCGCCGCGCTGCGGATGGTGCGGGGCGAGGAGCCCGACGAGGGCGAGGTCTTCGCGGCGGCGGCCTGGGTCTCGGACGTCCGGGTCGAGGCCAACGACGCGGGCGGGTTCAGCCTGATGGGCCTGCACCACTACACCGACGCAGGCCGCGCCCGGGTCCGGGCCGGCGGCTTCCGCGGCTACTCCATCGACATCGCGCCGCCTGGCCTCATGCAGACCATCGGCGGCGAGCCCATCGCCGAGTGGGTGCCATTCGGCGGCACCTTGACCAACACACCCTTCGTTCAGTCGATGGCCCCCGTGGCCGCGACCGAGCGCACCCCATCCCCCACAACGGAGGTCCCACAGATGGACATCAAGCTCCTGAGCGGCGCCCTGTCGCTGTCCGATACCGCGACCGAGGGCGAGGCCCTGGCCGCGCTGCATGCGCTCACCGAGAGGGCCGCCAAGGCCGACGTCCTGGCCTCCGAGCTGGTCGCCATGACCGGGCAGCGGGACGAGGCCAAGGCCGAGTTCGTCGCCCTGTTCGAGCGCTCGGAGGCGCTGACCGTGCGTCAGGCGGTCCACGAGGGCCGGATCGGACTCGCGCAGGGTCCGCGTTACCTCAAGGTGCTCGCCGCGCTGGGCGAGGATGAGGCGCACGCCATCTTCCCCGCGTCCGCGGTGCCCACCGCGCCCACCGTCGCCGCCACTGGCGCCCCGGTCGATGCTGGCGCCCTGACCGCCGATAGCGTGTTGGCCGAGGTCGCCGCGCTCGCGGAGAAGATCCAGGCCGACGATGCCGTGCCCGCCGCCTCGGCGTGGGTCCAGGCCAGCAACGAGATCGAGAAGGACCCGGCCAAGGCCGCCCTCATCAACTACACCCACGCCGCGGAGGCATAGAGCACCATGGGCCAGAAGTGGAACCCGGACTGCCAGAGTTTCAAGACGAACGCGAACATGAGCGCGAAAGCGTGGTTCATCGTGGCGCTTGCCGACGGCGGCGCCGACATGGACGTGACAACCGACGCCGATAGCGCCCCGCTCGGCGCGCTGACGAACGGCGTGGGAGCGTCAAACACTGACACCAAGTATCTGGACGTTCAGATCGGCGGAATCATCAAGGTCATCGCGGGCAACACCATCACCGACGGCGCGTTCGTAATGAGCGACGGCAGCGGCGAAGCGATCCCGGTCACTACCGGGAAGTGGGCCTTGGGCCAGGCTCTGCACGACGCCGCCGACGGCGAACTGGTCGCCGTGCGCTACGGCGTTTTCTACTACGAAGAGGGCTAACAGATGGCAAACCGAAGCACATACACGCAGGACAAATTCCTCCAGCGCTACGCGCAGATGCTCACGCCCGACGACGGCGCGTACATCGCGTACAACCCGCTGGCCTGTCCCGTCCTCGACGTGGACACGATGACCGGCAACTTCGTCACCGTGGGCGGCGGCTTCGCGGCCGAGAGCCCCTTCGATGACATGGTGCTGACCGACGGCATGGACAAGCCGAACATCATCCCGACCACGATCAGCAAGACGTCGGGGTGGACGATCCAGCAGCACGGCCTTGGCGTCAACGTCAACAGGCAGAGCCAGCAGTTCGCGGAGGGCAACGGCAACGACTTGCGCCGCGCCAAGACCGCGCACCTGATGGCGCACACCCGGATCGTGCGTGAGCGCGTCCTGGCGGCCCTCGTGTTCAACGCGACCACCTTCTCCGGCTACACCGCCGCCGTGGGCACCGGGTGGGACGTGGCCGGCTCGGACCCGACCGCCGACGCGATGACTGCGCAGGACTCGATCCTGAGCAACGCCGGCCGCAAGCCGAATGTCGCCATCATGGGGCACGAGGTCTACCGCAGCGTCCGCAGCAACGACCGGATCCTCGAGCTGTGGAGCCGCACAGGCTCCTCGGGCGGGATCGTCCCTGATGACGCCATCGCGGCGGCCCTCGACGTGGATCGGATCATCGTCGGCAGCGCCTCGAGCAACACGGCCGCCGAGGGCCTCACCGAGAGCCTGTCGTTCATCTGGGGCAAGTTCTGTCTGTTCGCGCACATCGCGCAGAGCCCGACGCCCTACACGCCGCAGAGCTGCATTCAGCGTTTCCGCTTCCGCGGAGCCGGCGACCCGGAGATCCGTCGGTATGCCCTCCCCGGTGGCTACCAGGAGCAGATCGACGCGGTCTACGCCGAACAGTTCACCGTGCCCACGCCCGCGTTGGGCTATCTGTTCAGCTCGGTCGTCGCCTAACGGCGAAGGAGGGAGCCGGCTATGAGCCTGCCCGTACTTGAGGATCGGAAGTTCCTGGGGAGCATCGTGGTCGATGGGACCACCTCGCTCTCTGCGACGACGCTG